GATCTTGCAGCAGAATTAGCTGACGATGGCGAAGAAGCAGAAGGCGATGCGCCAGATGCTGAAGAAGCCATGATGAACGTTGAAGATGCTCTTGCAGAATTAAAAGCTGCATTTGCTGAATTAACTGGCGACGAAGCTGAAGAAGATGAAGGCGAAGAGATGGAAGTCGAAATGCCTGAAATGGAAGCAGTTGAAGAAGTTGCTGAAGAAACAGAAGAACTAGAAGAAGGCGCTGAAATGAAGGCTGTTAGTGTTAGCATGCCAGACGGTTCAGATGCAGGCGCTAAATCACCAGTAGCAGGTAAAAATGATATGGGTGGTGAGGCAGTAGATATTGCTGGTTCTGAAGAAAAAGGTGGTAGTGCTCCTGCTGCAAAAGACATGGGTGTAGACGGTCCTCAAGAAGCCGGCGAACCTCGTGCGGTAAAGGGGTAAAGCACTATGTTTACACCACTGAGAGAAGTTATACTTCCTACACATGCTAGTGTTACTACTGAAAGCGTTGAAGAGCGTGACGGTAGTAAAAGCCTGTACATGGAAGGAATTTTTATTCAGGGTGGTGTGAAAAACCAAAATCAACGTGTGTATCCCGTAAATGAAATTTCAAATGCAGTACAAACACTGCAAGAAAAAATTAAAAATGGATTCACAGTGTTAGGTGAAGCAGATCACCCCGACGATTTAAACATTAACCTGGATCGTGTTAGTCATATGATTACTAACATGAGTATGAAAGGCAATGACGGAATCGGAAAACTAAAAATGCTACCCACCCCAATGGGTAATATTTGTAAAACGTTACTAGAAAGTGGCGTAAGACTAGGTGTTAGTTCAAGAGGCAGCGGAAACGTCGACGGAAATGGAAACGTGTCGGATTTTGAGATCATTACAGTAGATATTGTAGCAAATCCAAGCGCACCCGAAGCATATCCAGATCCAATTTATGAACAAATTATGAACCACAGACGTGGAAGTACAATTTGGGATGTTGCTAATGCAGTAAGATATGACACCAAAGCGCAGAAACACCTCCAAACGGAGGTTATCAACTTCATTAAAGACCTAGGGAGAGATTAAATGGATATTGAAAAAATTCTCGGCTCTGAGGTACTGTCTGAAGAAGTGAAACAAAGTGTTACTGAAGCGTGGAATACTAGATTAGTAGAAGCACGTGAAGAAATCACTGCTGAACTACGTGAAGAATTTGCTGGCCGTTATGAAAATGACAAAGCGCAAATCGTAGAAGCAATGGATGCAATGCTAAACGACACTATTAAAACAGAATTAGATGAATTTGCACAAGACAAAGCTAAACTAGCAGAAGACCGTGTTGCTTATAAAAAAGCAGTCAAGGAACATGCTAAGTTGCTGGACAAATTTATTATGTCTGTTCTAAAAACAGAAATCACAGAACTCAGAGAGGATCGTGAAGCACAGAAGGCAAACTTTGGAAAACTAGAGAACTTTGTTCTAGAACAGTTAACCAAAGAGCTAAACGAATTCCATGAAGACAAGCGTTCACTAGTTGAACAAAAAGTCAAAATGGTAACCGAAGGCAAGAAAGTAATTGCTGAAGCTCGTGAAAATTTTGTTAAAAATGCTGCTGCTAAAGTTGAAAAGATTATTGAAAATGCTCTAACAGGTGAATTAACAACACTTAAAGAGGATATTCAGAAAGCCAAAGAAAATGAATTTGGCCGTAAGATTTTTGAAACATTTAGTGCAGAGTTTATGACAAGCACACTAGCCGAAGGCACACAAGTTGCTAAACTCTCACGTCAAATTGAGGAAGTCAAAGCTCAATTAGACGAAGCTAAAGAGGTCATTACTAATAAAGAAGTCGCTATTATGGAAGCCAAGCGTGACGCAAAGATTGCAAAAGACATGACAGATCGCAAAGCTGCATTAAGTGAAATGATGGCGCCTCTAGGTAAAGACCAAAAGGAAATCATGGGCGCATTACTAGAAAGTGTAAAAACAGAAAAACTACGTGATGCATTCAACAAGTATCTTCCAAATGTATTAAAGGAAGATGCACAGATTTCACAAAAAGAAAAGGCACAGCTCACCGAGACTACGAAAGTTGTCACAGGTAATAAAGCTACAAGCCAGTCAGAGACTGGATCTGCCGAAATCATTAATTTGAAAAAATTAGCCGGAATTAATTAAGGAGACTTATAATGGCAAACCTATTTGAAAATTGGGACGCAACCAAAGAAGCTCTAACTGACGGTTTGGCAGGTAACAAGAAGGCAGTAATGGAAACTGTCATGGAAAACACTAAGCGAGCACTTACTGAAAGTGCAAGCGCAGGTGCTACTATGGCTGGCAATGTTGCAACGCTTAATAAAGTTATCCTACCAGTTATCCGCCGTGTGATGCCAACAGTCATCGCAAACGAGCTTGTTGGCGTTCAGCCAATGACTGGTCCTGTAGGACAAATCCACACACTACGTGTACGTTACGCAGAAACTGCTGCAACAGCTACAGCTGGCGATGAAGCTCTAAGCCCATTCGCAATTGCAACAGGTTACGCAGGTAACGCAAGTACAGGTAAAGCAGATGCGACAGCTACCCTAGAAGGTACAGCTGGACGTAAACTAAGCATTCAAATCTTGAAGCAAACAGTCGAAGCAAAATCACGCAAGCTATCAGCTCGCTGGACTTTTGAAGCGGCTCAAGATGCTCAAGCAATGCATGGCTTAGACGTTGAAGCAGAAATCATGGCAGCACTAGCTCAAGAGATTACTGCTGAAATCGATCAAGAGATCATCGGTAGCCTAAGCAGCCTAGCAGGTACTGCAAGTGCAACATATGCACAAAACGCAGTTTCTGGTACAGCTACTTTTGTTGGTGACGAGCATGCAGCTCTTGCAGTTCTAATCAACAAAGCGGCAAACGACATTGCGGCAAGAACACGCCGTGGCGCAGGTAACTGGGTCGTTGTTAGCCCAACAGTACTAACAGTTCTACAAAGCGCAACAACTTCTGCGTTTGCACGTACAACTGAAGGTCCTTTTGAAGCACCGACAAACACTAAACTAGTTGGTACATTAAACAACAGCATGAAGGTTTATGTAAACCAGTATGCTGCTAATGATGACGTACTAGTTGGTTACAAAGGTTCAAGTGAAAGCGATGCGGCTGCATTCTACTGCCCATACGTACCACTAATGAGCTCTGGAACAGTACTTGATCCAGATACATTCGAGCCAGTTGTTAGCTTCATGACACGTTATGGTTATGTTGAACTAAACAACACAGCATCGTCTCTTGGTAATGCAGCTGACTATCTTAACAAGATTGCAGTTACTTCTAACGCTCTTAGCTTCAGCTAAGTTTACGTTATACCACAGAATTAGACAGTGGAGATGGAACCCAGGGAAACCTGGGTTCCTTTTTCTTTGAGCAAACCGATAAATATTGGTAACAGGAGAATGGCAGATGAGTACAAAATTCGATCAAGGATTAGATGTTGCTGGCAATATTAGTTTAACAGGAAACGTTATTGTAGGTGGAAACACAATCACAGGTGATAGTGACACAGACAGCATTACATTTAACGCCGATATAAACAGCAATATTATACCAGATGCGGATGGTATTTACAATATAGGTACACTTACAAAGCGTTGGGGTAATATATATGGTAGCACACTTACAATAGATACCAGTATTACATCAGGAAGTTTAGTTGTAGCAGGAAGTGTTACAGCAGATCAGTTTATAAGCACAAGCACTGGTACACCAACATTAACAAGTGCTAGTGATATTAATATTGCACCAGCCGGTCAAGTAAACGTTACTAGCGATATGGAAGTTACTGGAAACTTACTTGTGCAAGGTATTTTAAGTAATTTGTCTGAATGGGCAATTACTGAAGTTAACGGTAAAATTTATTTTCAACACAATGGTGTTAACAAAATGTCATTAGATAGCAGTGGGAACTTGGTGCTTGCTGGTGATATTACTGCATTTGGAACTATTACATAATGGATGAACGTGAATATATTGTAACAGTAAAAAACGGTGTGGATTGGCGAGAACTTCATCATGAACTTTGTCATGATACTAGCCATAATCACAGTGTTGATAGTCATATTGTTCCAGATAGAACTGTTGATGTAGTAAAAGAAAAACCAAACAACAGACGCAATACTCATTATAATTTAACACCTGAAGAAGCACGTGCTTTATTAAATGACCCACGTATTGAAGCAGTGGAAATACCACCACAAAAACGTGGAGACATTCAGATTGAATTAAGTGCAAATCGAAATGGTCCTAGTAAATTTGACGGTAGTGATGTGGATTATGAAAATGAATTACAATGGGGGTTTTTAGCTTGTCATCAAGATAACAATATAAGAAGTCAATTAACTTCTTCAACATTAAATACCAATCAGCCATTTGTTCTTGCAGGTAAAGGTGTTGATGTTGTAATACAAGATAGCGGAATTAATACTGGGCATCCAGAATTTACTGACAGTGACGGAAACAGCAGAATACAGCAAATTGATTGGTATGCTGATACAGGAAATAGTGCATTAGGTACACAAGATCCACAACATTATAATGACGCAGATGGTCATGGTACACATGTAGCAGGAACGGCTGCTGGCAGATATCAAGGCTGGGCACCAGAGGCCAGAATTTATAGTCAAAAACTAAGTGGACTTGAAGGATATACTACTTATGGTTTAAGTGGAATTGACATAGATGATGCCTTTGACCTTATTCGTGCATTCCACAATCAGAAGCCTATCGACCCTGCAACTGGATTTAAAAGACCTACAGTTGTAAACATGAGTTGGGGATATACAAGTCAGTATATTAACAGTGAATTTGGTGTACATCAAGGTGTAGCGTGGGATGATAGCAGTAATCCAGGAACACATAGAAATCAATACGGCATGCTAAGTGCAGCATATAGATTTTTAAGCGGATATAGACATCCCATACGTGTTGCCAGTGTTGATGCTGAAGT